AGATCTTAGGTGTTTGATTACGACATCGGCGGGGGAACTATCTGGATCTATGACGAAATCACAGCCGACGGCTATGGCGGCGTTTCCTCAGGAGACGTTGTTAATGCACTCCGAAAGATCGGAGACAATCCGGTTAGCGTGAAGATCAACTCACCAGGCGGGAGCGTGTTTGAAGGCATTGCCATTTATAACGCATTGCGGGATCACTCGGCACCTGTTACCACTTCCAATGATGCGTTGGCCGCAAGTATCGCGTCAATCATATTCTTGGCAGGGGAAGAAAGAGTATCGGCACCTAATAGTTTCTACATGATGCACGAACCGTATAGCCCAGCACTTGGGACTGCCGATGAGCTACGTTCACAGGCTGATTTACTGGACACAGCAGGGGATACGCTTACAAATATCTATGTTGAACGAACAAATCATAATGTGGAAACCGTCAAATCAATGATGGCAATGGAGACCTGGTTCACGGCAGATGAGCAGATAGAGTCGGGGATCGCTTCGGGAACGACCCGGCAGGTCAGCATAGAGGCAGCTCCAGTAGCAAAAACGCGGTTTAGAAACACTCCGTCGGCACTGGTTAAGGATCTAGCGGCAGGAAGTAGAACCCCGCATTTGCTTAAGCTGGCAGAATTGCAAAATCGGCTAAAGTTATTTAAATCGAGAAACCGATAATTATAGCGAACACTTATAGAAAGTGTTGCGTATAATATGCATGAGCCGGACGCCTTAGCGGGCGGGCAGGTTCCCTAGGCCTGCCATCCGGCACTTTTCAATACTAGGGTTACTTTAGGGAGTATTTCTATGAGCGTTAATATCTTTCGAGTTTTGGCCGGCGTTGTTTTGGTTCCGTTTGGCCTTGTCTTTGCTTCAATCGTATATAGCTTGACCGGCATTGTCGGGTTGGCTTTCTTAATGACGATCATCCTGTTCGTAGCTATTAAGGGGGGGAACTAACATGCAAGTTATATGCAAACATTGTCAGTCCGTTCTACAGGTTGACAGCAAAAACCACGGCAAGCAAACCAGGTGCGGAAACTGTAAACAGGCTTTTCAGATTGTAGATCCAAAGCAAGTTGCCGACGCTAAAAAGGCCGACCGATTGGCCAAGGCTAAGGGGATGGCCGATAACTGGAAAGCATCTATTAAGGCACAATTGATAGAACCAGGGCCAGCGTTGCCAAAACGTGAGTTCAAGAAGAAGACACCGGTTTACAACAGCTACCTTAGAGAGGGTGGACTTGAAAACTGGCTATTAAATACAGCTCGGCAGTTTGTGATGCTTGTTTATGTACTTGGAAGTGCTTTCTTTCTATTCTCAATGATAAGCAGTATTTACACAGGATTTACTTACGTTGAACCGGAAATTCCTGCTTTTGAGTTAGATGCAGATTGGAAGAATGAGTTAGATGCAGATTTTAAGAATGAAATGGCAAAATTGGCAGATTCGTTTAGAGGAGATAAATCGGTAAATCAGATAGCCTTTGAATCGGCTTTTTACAGCTTATTAAGTTGGATTGGGTTCACCATTGTTTATGCCGTGCTTGCTGCACCGATAATTGCATTGATCCGAATAGAAAAGCATCTTCGAGTATCTTTGATTAGAGAAATTAACAAACAACAGGAGGGGAACTAACATGAAATCTCTTATTTACCTTTGCGTCTTAACCGTCTTTCTTACTGGTTGTGCTTCTGATAAGCCGGTATCAGATAAGGAATTATCAGCGGCGATGCTGTCCGCCCAAGCTGACTTAGATCGCGACCGGCAAAGACGGGAATCAAAAGCCCAGTCAAAACGATCGGCCGCCCGGAAAGTAGCGTACAAAGCTGAGGTTGAAAGCCTCGCTCAAGCTGATAGAAACGCAGAAATCCAAAGGCAATCGACAGCGGAAAGAGCAAAGCAAGTTGCGGAGCTGGAACGTAAGACTAGGCTTGAAAACGAATATCGAGCAAAGGTTCGAGCTGCAAAGGCTAAGGCCGAGGCAGATAGATTGGCCGAAGCTAAAGAGAAGGCAAGGATCAAAGCACTGGACAGCATGGTCTCCCTTCGAAACTTCTACAAGATCGAATCAGGAATGAGCCGCCGGCAAGTAGTAGCCCTGCTAGGCAGCGAAGGGGAAATGCTATCGGAAGTTGCAATACCTGGCTTTCCCACAACCAGAATATTCATGTGGAAGGCTCCTGGATTATTCAGCGGTAACTGCAACGTTACATTCCAGAACGGGAAAGTAACAGTCAAAGCTCAGTTTGGATTGAAGTAGTTAGGCAGCAATGAATGAAAGAATTGACTTGATACAACTACTAACTTTAACACCAGAAGGAGGGGAACTAACATGGCTGACGTCTTTACCGCCCTAATCCTGATTGCGTTTGTACTAAACATTTCCTTAATGTATTTGACAGACTAATCCAAGTCGTTACAATTCGAACCGTCAAGCCGATGCTAGACCCAATTCACGGGTAAGCATCGGTTTTTTTATGCTTACTCAATAACCCCATATTGATAGGCAGATACTATGAAGACTTCGTTTGAGATTCAGAAACAGATTGATGAACGCTCGGCAGGGATTGAAGCAATCCTCAGTTGTTGCAAGGAAGAAGGCCGCGAACCTAATTCCGAAGAACAGGTCAGCATTGACGCTGGCTTCGGTACCGATGGCAAGCCAGGGGAGATTGAGCAGCTCCAAGCTACTCTAAAAAATCGCGTGGCTATCGAGAACAAACAGCGAGAAATTGCCTCAGCTAAGCTAGGTAGCTCAGTCCAGAGAAATCACGAAGTAGCTCAGGGAAAGATTATTGTTCCTGCGGCTGCCAAACGGCATATGGGATTGAAGGCTTTCTCTAATGACTCCGATGGAGAAAAAGAGGCTTACATCGCTGGTCAGTGGCTACTTGCCAAAGTTTACAACCATAAGCCCGCTATTAACTTTCTTAAGCAAAACAACTTGCTTAACGTTGGTGAGCAGCGAGAAGATACAGCAACTCTAGGTCAGGAATTTATTCCAGCACCGCTAGAAGCTACCCTTCTCAAGCGTTTGGTTGCACTTTGCCCGATCCTATCTAAGGTTCGCGTTACTCAAATGAGTAGCTTGACTCACCGGATTCCAGATAGATTGACCGGTACGACCGTGGTCTATCCAGGGGAACTTGCTACGATCACTGAGAGCAATATGACCTTTGGGCAGATCGTCTTAACGGCGGTTAAGAAAGCTGCCCTCACTCAGGTCTCCAACGAAGTTGAAGCCGATGGCGTCATCTCCATGGTAGATACTGTCATTGAAGATTTCGCTTATCAGCTTGCGTTGCAGACTGAGAAAGAGATCTTTCTTGGCGATGGAACAGCAACCTACGGTTCCCAAACTGGCCTTGCAGGTGGTTTGAACGCTAATTCTAAGGTAATTGCCGGTGGAACTACCATTGCAAGCATCGACTTGGCAGACCTTAAAATGTAATGGCAATTAACCCTTACTTTGCTGGCCAGTCGCACGAGTGGTTTATGTCAATGGCGGTTTGGTCAAAGGTTGTACTTCCGATCCTTGCAGCTCAAGGCGGAACACCAGGAACCGAAGTCGTTTCAGGATGGCAGCCTCGGTTGTTCGGATACCCTGTCAACATTTGCCAGACAATGCCGTCTGTCGATGCCATTTCCACGAACTATATCTACTTTGGCGACATGTCAAAGTCTGTGTTCTACGGCCAGCGCCAGGGTGTTGAACTTCGTGTCTCTGATGTTGCCGGTGATGCCTTCGCAACCGATAGCATGTACTGCCGAGCTGTCATGCGTAGTGCGTTGACTGTCAACAACCATGACGCGGCAGCAGCGGGTGCAGTTACGGCAATTGCTACGGCGGCAGCTTAATTATGGCTGTTAGAAAACATGTCAAGCTGATCAAGTATTGGCGTGGCTATCGTGCGGGGCGGGAATTTCCGGCCATGCACGAGAAAACAGCGGCAATCATGATTGCAAACGGGTTTGCTGAGGAAGTAAAGCCGGTGAAAAAGAAGGTGAAGCGTAAAGCCAAGCCTAAAGATGAATCAGCGGAGTGATCTCCGCGCCCTTGGGGCTGGCCAAGTACCCTCCGTCTTGGTCAGCCTTTTATAAAACATCGAGGTAATTATGCGTTCAGTCTCCCAAGCGTTCACAACACCAATGCCGGTCTCTCTAATCGAGGTTAAGGATCAATTGGGGTTCGCCCAGGGAGATTCGTATTCAGACGATAGGTTAACTAGGTTGATCGTCGCAGCAACCGAACAGTGGGAACACGACACCCAATCTGTAACAACGGTGCGAACGGTCACCGAAAAGTTGCCGGCGATTCCAGTTCCCATGTGGCGGTTATATTACCGGCCTATCGTCTCTTTTGATTCACTGAAATACTACGACGTTGACGGCAACGAACAGACGCTTGCCAGTTCAGTCTATTCAGTGGACTTACCTAATCGGCAGATACACTTATCGCCGGGGGAGTCATGGCCAGAGACTCAGGATAGGTGGGACGCGGTGGAGTTAAGCTACACAGCCGGAGCTGTTATCGTTCCTGAGATTGCGAAGCAGGCCATCCTGGTTCAATGCGACGTGATGGAAGAACTCCGAGGAACGACTAAAGAGAAAGACGCGACGATTAGGTTGTACGAGAACCTGGTGGCAAGATTCCAGCGGAGTAGCTATCCATGACCTATCGCCACCGAATCAAGATACTAAGGGATGACACGCTAGATGGTGAAGTTGACCCGAACTACGTTCAGTATATGACGGGAATCCCCTGTAATATCGTGCCGATCACTGGTGGGGAAATATACCGCGGGAAACAGATCCAAGCCGAAACTACTACAATGATTGAGTTCAGGAACCTCCAAGGCTTGTCGACTCAAATGGTTTTCGAGAATCTTATCACCGGTCAGCAGTATTTGATTACTCGCATTTTGGAGCTACATGGACGCAACAGAATATTGATGGCCGAAGCGATTGAGGTACTTGAATGAGTAGTATCGGAACTAACTTAAAGACTTACCTGAAGACTATCCCAGCGGTCACAGCGTTGGTGGGTTCAGGTGCAGGTGCAAGGATTTACACTTACCTGGCAAAGCAGGGAGTGGCCACGCCGTATATTATTTACGAAGTATTCGAGGGTAACAGCTCGGAACGACTATCGGAAATCGCCGGCGTTGCGGAGAATAGAATTCAGATTGATTGTTACGGGGCAACTGAGGCGGAGGCTTATCAGTTGGCGGAGGCGGTGCGGTTGGCACCATTGCAGATGTATCGCGGAGTATTTGGAGATACAGACGCATTAGCGGTAACGAGTGAGGACGGAGCACGACAGGGGATTGATAAGCCGACAAAAGGTGGGAACCAAAGACGTTATTGGTTCTCAAGAGATTACTCAGTTACTTACCGCGAAGCTAAGGATTAAAGACAATGGCAATAGATACAGGCCTCGGAGCAACGGCAGTTTTTACAACTCAGACATTGGCATTGAAAATCGTGTCAATTGATATCGGCGAAGAAACCTTGCCGACTGTCAACACTTCGACGCTGGCCAGTACAGCGTTTGAAAGTTATATCCCTGGAGACTTAGCGGAACCAGGGACGGTAACGCTTGAGTGCCAGTTTGATAACTCGGTAGCTCAAGTCACTCTTGGCACGGTTGATACTTTAACAATCACCTTACCATTGAGTGCCGGCGGAGCTACTGCCGGTAACTGGGTTGGTACTGGATTCATTACCAGCTACAAGCCACAAGCGTTCACCAAGAACGAATTACAGATGCACACGATCACATTTCAGTTTGACGGGAGTGGAACGGATCCTACGTTCACACCTCAAGCAGCTACATAACCGGAGGGAAAAATGATAGAGCTAAAGCAGCACCCAGCACAGGCACGGCACCCAGTGACTAATGATCCGCTATGGGATGATGACGGGAATCCACGCCCGTTGTTACCTTCGCAGCGTTCGGTCGTTTGGGACGGTGCCATCATTGGGTATGCGTCAAAGCACGGTATCGCGTTTACTCTTGAGAAC